TGACCTTGTCACGCTTTGCGATCAGCGGACCCCATTTCAGGATCTGCTCGACGTTTTCCAGGCTGATGATGCGTGGCGCGAGGCCCGCGGCGGCAAGGGTGCCAGCGACCTTGAGTACGACCCACGACAACGATCGTGTCGCCTTGCTGCGCGGCTGCCCGCCCTTCGCCTGGCTGAAGTGCGTGCAGTCGGGCGAAGCGTGGAACCAACCAACGAGCCGGCCCATGACCTCGCGAAGAATGTCGACCGTCCATACATCGGCAGGTAGGTGGCGCGTAAAGGGGTGGTTCGCCGCGTGCATACCCAGTGCCCAGGGATCGTGGTTGACGGCTACATCAGGATCGCGGCCGAGGGCCTGCTTCAGCGCCTCGCTGGCACCGCCGCCGCCGGCGAAGAAATCCACGACGATCTCGCCCGGACGCAACGCGGAGACGAGCTGGCGCTTCGGGAAGTTGAAGCCGGACTGGGAAGAACCGTCAGCCATGTGCGCGAAGCTCCTGTGGTGCGTTAGCGTTCTGCGGAAGATCGGGATTGGTGCCCCACGGCTTACGCAGGGCGGGATGCATCGAGTGCGGACAGATGGCGGTGCGGTGCGCGTAGGGCCCTAGCTTCCCGTTCTCCCAGCGCTCGCGGCGCTGGGTCTGTCGGTTGTCGAACCAGCCGGAGAAGAGGTCGGGCGTTCGCGGCACGGATCAGCCCTCGGAATGCTTGCGTGGGTGGACATAGCAGCGGACACCCGACTTATCGGGGTGACCCGCGATTCCCTCGGCTGCCATGCGTTCAACGTGACGGGCCGCGGCGTTGTAGCCAATTCGCAACTCGCGCTGCACGAGTGAGATAGACACACGCTGCAGTCGGTGCACGACGGCTACGGCTGCCTGATAGGTCTCCTCGCTACCGGGATCTATCCGAGCGACGGCACCGGTCTGAGTGACGTCGTCTCCTGCGCCCTTCGTGAGGTCGAAGTTACGAGACAGTGGAATCGGAAGGCCGTCCAGCTTTCCGAGACTGCCGAAGCCGAGCGTCGGTTCAATGCCGTCACGCTGGCATTCGTGGTCGTTCTTGATGGCAGCCGGAAGCTCGACCTCAGCCAGGTACTTGATAGCGTCGGCGACGGCCTTTGCGTGGCCGCCGACCATCGCGCTGAAGCTCATCAAGCGGTGCGCTCCGAAGCTGCCTGCCAGGGTGAGGTTGATCGTTCCCATCGCAATTCCTTTGCCGGCGCCGCCGGCGTGTTGGTGGTGGGTGACAGAGGCCGGGCTTGATACCGGCTCGATCAAGGCCGAGGCACCCGCTGCCGATGCGCTTGCTCGGCTCACTCGCGTGTCCGGCGGATGGCTGCGCTTCTCTGGCTAAACAGGGCACGTCCTTCCGTGCTGCTCTGCCGTACAAGAAAGCCACCTGTGAGAGGTGCGCTCCCCGGGAACTCCCGGGGCCCTTACGCCCGCGCATCGGCGCCAGGTGGCTTACTTGTGCCCCGTGCTTGTCCACGGGGCGGGGATGGTTAGGAGTTGACCGTCGGGTCCACGCGCTCGCCGCGCGCCAAGGGGGACGAGGCAGGGAGGTCGCCTTCCACGAGCGAGGGACCGTCGAACGACGGTGCCGGGGTGATCGCTCCCGAGACGATGCCCGGGGTCCTCGTCTCGTTGACGAGCTCGACCTTGACGCCGCGGTTCACGGCCTCGACCAGCTGGTCCTGCTCAGCCACATCGACCTCGTACTCGTCCTTGGCAACGTGCCGCAGCGCCTGGGCCCAGTTGCTGGCCTTGACCAGGCGAAGCGTGCCGTGGCCCTTGCGGGTGACTGCGTAGATGCGGGACACGCTCTTGGTTTTCTTGCTCACTGCGAATTCCTTTGCCGGGACACCCGGGCTCTGTCGAAGAAGGTTTAGAAGCGGACCGTCGCGCCCTTGAGCCAGCCGGAGCAGACGACGCCGCTCACGGGCTTGCCGGTCGGGCTGATCGCGTCGAACTTGGTGGCGAAGGTGTCGTCGTCACCGCAGCCGGTGAAGGCGTGTCCATGGGTCTCGACGTTGGTGAAGCCCTGGGCTTCGACGGCCTTGCGTGCGTCGTTGCCGCTGTAGCAGCCGACGAGGCCCGCCACGAGAAGGACGCCAAAGAGGATCTGCTTCATCTTGAATTCCCTGCCGGCGGCGCCGGCGTTGCGTGGGCGTTAGGTACAGAGCTGGCCGCTCAGATGAGGCCGTTGCGCCTCGGTTTGTCCGTCAAGACACGATTGATAAATCCCGGTATTCGCGCTCCGGGGTTAGCGCACGCTGCCGAACGGCCAGGTCTGTGCCCCCTGCACTCCAAGGGGCGTGAGCGTTAGAAAGATTCGGGACGCGCAATGGCGCGGATGAGAGCCATTTGGGCTGCGCGGTACTGGCCGTCCGCGTTGCGGAACCAGTACATGGGCTGATCGCCCTCGGTCGCTTCGCCGCCTTCAGGCCACTCGGCCGCGGGAAGGGTGGCGTGGACACGAACAAGCAATTCCCGCGTCTTCTCGCCGTGTTCCTTGACCTCGTTCATCAGGTCGATGGTGGCCTGGTCGAGTTCGCGATAACCCTTGATCTTGCGGTGCTGGTTTTCCATGACGATCTCCGTTGAATGGGTTGGCCGGTTACAGCTCCGCCAGCCGTCGGTTCCGCGCCTGCCCGGGGGAGGGGAGGAGGGCGCGAGAAATCAAGCTGCGTGCGCGACGGACTGGCTTTCAATCCACTTGCGCACGTCTTCAGCACGCCAGGCGGTGACGCCCGCGCTGAGCTTCACTGGCTGCGGGAACCGTCCACTCTTCACCCACCGCCAGAACGTGGCGTGGCTGACGGGGACGATGGTCCCGAGCAGCTGCGCTGCACGTACGTAGCCGGTCGAGGGAAGCTGGGTGATCGGGGTAGCGGTCGCGCTGGCCATGATGAGTCCGGTATTCAGTTCGACGGTGCGCTGTGAGCGCGCCGCATCAGTGGTGAGGCGGTAGCTGCCAGACGATGATCGCGGCGAGCACGTGCGGTATGACAACGAGGAGCACCGCGGCCCTGCTATCCATCGGTGCGGACATCCACCAGGTGATTGCGCGCTCGATCACAGGAAGGCTCCCAGCGGAGCGAACCAGAGGAAAACCATCAGGCCAACGCCGAGCATCAGCACGATGCCGCGCGGGCTTTCGAAGAAGCGCTGGAGGTTCGGCGTGGACGACGCGGCGTGATGCAGCTGTTCGGCAGCGCGCAGCTCGCGGTCTCCCTCGGTCTTCGCTGCGGCGTAACGGAGCGCACGGCGCTGCTGGACAGTGAAGGCGATCATGCGATGGACTCCATGGCGTCGCGCAGCTTCTTGTAGGCCTCGCGCTCAACGGCATTGCGATGAGTCATATGGGCAGGGGCAGCACTAAGCAGGAGCTTCACCCCAGAGATAAGGGTGAGCGCGATGTCGCCCGCCTGCTCCGCTTCAGCGATATCGGCCTGCTGCTCGTCCTCTGTCATGTAGTGGGCAAATCGAGCGTTGACTGCGGCCACTGCCAACGCTCGCGTGATGCTCACTTTCGCAGTTAGCGCGCTCATGCTCGGGCCGCCTGCGCTTCACGCGCCATGCTTTGGTAGTGGACGACTGCGCAGGGGACGCCCTTGGCGAGGCGGATGGCATGGATCAAGTCACGGCTCACCAGGGTGGTGCCCGGATCGATCGGCGCGGTCGTCGCAAGGCCGACGAACTTCTCGGCGAGGTGCAGGGCGATGCCAGCGCGCTCAGCGCGACTACGTGCCTGGATGAGGCGAGCGATCAGGTCATCCGCATCGAAGTAGCTCTTCTCGGTACCGAGACGGAGATGCTCGATGGCCTCATCGATAGGGCCGGTGACCTCGGTAAGGTGGATGCCGGCGCTCACGACCGATCACCCTGGGCTTTCTCGCACTCATCAGCACCTTCGAGCAGGGCATGCGCAATGGCACGAGCCTGGTCAGGGGTGAGGTGCGTATCGGCGGCGATGGTGTGGTTGGCCGACTCGCCGAAGGTGACGCCCTCGGCGCTGGCATGGACGTCGACGAAGATCGTCTCGGTCAGCTGGATCGGATTGGACGACCAGGTAGAGCTGCTCATCTCGTTCTCCCCGTGCCCGGTTGGTGGGCGACGGAGTGAGATTAGGACACGCTAATCCAGATTGCAATAGGAACTCCTAACTTTCTTCATGATGATCGTCAGACCTTCACAACTCGGCCAAAGAAAAGCCCGCTCTAGGCGGGCCGTTCGGCGCTTACTTCGTGGAGGTACCCCTCATCCCGTGTTCCGGGACGCCGCAGCGCGCCGGCGTTCCAGGGGCCGCATTCGCACTGACTCTTGGCGGCGCTGCGTCACCTTTCTGACGCCATCGGTAGTAACGACTGCTAGTTCAGGCCTTTTTTTGGCGAGTCCGAGCATCTCCCGCAGGAGTGCTTTTGCCATGTGTACGGTTGCTTCGCTCATCCGATGGCGCCCCCAGGCGCGCCCTATCCGTGATCCGTGTGCCGAGCCATACGAGGTTGCCCGAGGACGAAGACTCCCCGCGTTCAAGCACGCGCTCGTAAAGCTCGACGAATAACTCGGCGTCTTGGGCCAAATCGAACGGCTCATAGTCGAGTTCTGCGAAGACTTCCTGCAATGCGCGTGCCACGTCGCGCACTATTTCAGGGTCAAGTCGCACGGATTGGGAATGGCCGTCCTGCGCGGCCTGGCGCTCCTTGGGTAGCTTCCCTGTCGCCAGCCACTGATCGGACACGTTCAGCGCCTTCGCGGCCAGGAGGAGGTTTTCCCCGCGCAAGAACTTGGACTTGCCGCTGAGCCAACCGTTGACGCTCGGCGGCTTTACGCCGCACGCAGCTGCGAGCTCCCGCTGGTTCATGCCGGAGGTTTCTAGCGCTTCGCGTAGACGTTCGGAGAGGGCCATTAGTTAAGCCTAACTATTGGCATGTAAGGAGAGGCTATTGCAGATACCGTTAGGAGTAGCTAATCTGCGCCCATGAACATGCACTCCGACTCGAAGTTCATCGACGCCCTCGGCGGTACGAACGAGGTAGCTCGCATCTGCCGAATCAAGCCGCCGTCCGTAAGCGAGTGGCGTTACACCGGCATTCCTGATGCTCGGCGCCAGTACCTCGAGCTTCTTCGTCCCGACGTCTTCGGCGACGAGCCGGCCCGTGCAGGGGAGGGCGCCTGACGTGTCGAGCTTCCTCATCGTTGCCCTGATCGCCTCCAACGTCGCCGTGCTGTCCTTCGCCTTATACCTGCGCGTGCAGGTCGCGGCGACTCGAAAGCTGGTCGACAAGCACGAGCGCATGGCGACTATGGTCTCCACGCACTTGGACTTCCCTGTAACGACGCACGCACAAGTCTGTGCCGACAACGGCCTCGATAAGCTCGAGATTTTTATGCCGAGCCAGTACCCCGGGGAGGCGAGAGAAGAGATTCCGCTTTCCTCACCACGCCCAAGAACGCCTCGCGGAACTCGTCCACTTCCAAGCGCTCGCGGTGACCGCCAAGGAGCGTCTCTGTGAGTGCCTCGGCCTTGTCGATCGCCCACTGCTCCGCCAAGCGGGCTCGGGTGCTGTCGTCCAGAGCGGCAATAAGCGAAGTCAGAAGCCAGCTTGTTCCGGCGATCTGCCCGCTGAGACGCGCAAGCGCGTCCTCCAATTCCTTGTTCATGAAGCGCTCCGCGTCGGTAGTTGGTGTGGTCGCACACCCAGCTTACCGCGCGGAGAGCTTCGCCTCTGCACGTAGGAGCGCCTGATATGGCCGCCGACACGATCGCCCTGCTCATCTTCGCGCTAATGGCCTCCTGGCCGCTGCGCACGCGAATGCGGCGCCCCTGAAGCGCCGACGCGACCGATTCCCTGTTTCCCCTGATGTCCATGGCTTCACTTTCTCACTCGACGAGACGCCCCGCATGAACCCGAATTCTCAGAACTCCCGCCCGGCCCACCTGATAGCGATCACGGTGGAGGCTATGCGCCAGGTGCCGGGCGGGGTGATGGCATTCGCCGACAGCGTGGCCGACCACTACCTCGCGCACGTGCCTGAAGACCAGCGCCGCGTGCCGCTGAAGCCTGTGGTGGGCAACCTCGACCAGATGGACAAGGCGCAGCGCGCGAACCGCCAGACCATTAACCGCTACATCAACGGCGAGGTACGCGCGTTTCCGGCCGACCTCGAGGAATCGTGGGTCCAGGCGTTGCCGCCGCCGGCGAACGAGCGCGCGCTGCGTGAGCTGGCGGAGCGATACGGCCTGTTGGCTGCACGGGCGCCCCATGCCGGCGGAACGACCGTCACCCTGGGTGATATTGCCCAGGACGTTGGCGCGCTCCTGCAGCGCATGGCGCCGATCATCGCCGACGGCCGCATCGACCATGCCGACCGGCCCTACGTCGCGCCGGCCCTGGCTGCGGTCCGCAACCTGCAGGCCGAACTCGCGAGCCTCGAAGCCCAGCTCGTGGAAGCCGACGAAGCGTCCTCGAAATCCGTCCGAGCCATCCGCTGATGTGCCCGAGCTTCACGCGCGAGGAATGTCTCGTCTGGATACGGACGATGCTGGCGCTTCGCGCCTTCGATCGTAAGGCCTTCACCCCATGAACCGGCTGTCGTCCCCTGGCTATCGCTATGCGCGGGCCTACGTGGCCGAGCTCGAAGCCCATGGCCCGACACCAAGGCAGCTCACCGCCGCCGAAATGTATCTCGCCTCGCTGGCGCCTTCGCCGCAGGTTTCGTTGTTCAACGCCACGCCGCCCACCCGGGAGTCATGCCCCGTGGTTGTGCCCAGCCTACAGGCCGGGCGGCGTGGTCCTTTTGTAGGACGGTAGGAAGACGATGGCAACCGAACACTGGTTCCGCTGGCACCACGGAACATTCAACGATCCGAAGCTGCGCACCGTTGCGTCACGGGCGACTGCTCGACTGTCACGCAATGTCACGGTTGGTCACGTTGTGTCCGTTTGGGCAGCAATGATGGAAAACGCGTCGCAGGCATCGCCGCGCGGTGAACTGTCCAATTGGTCCAACGAAGACGTCGGGATCGCGCTTGACATCCCCGAGGAAGAGGTCGAGGCGATCTACAACTCGATGCAGGGGAAGATGCTCGATGGCGACGAGCTGATGGCCTGGAAACGTAGGCAGCCCAAGGCCGAGGACAGCACGGCGGCCGACCGAAAGAGGGCTCAGCGCGAGCGTGACAAGTCCCACGATGTCACTGCCGAACGCATAGCGTCACGCAATGTCACTAGCGGTCACGACAGAGTAGAGGAGAGTAGAGGAGAGAAAGAGCATACAGACTCGCTTCGCTCGTCTTCGTCGACGGCTTCGCCGCCGCCAGCCGATGCCGGGGCGGAAACGGATGAGCAGCGGAAGCTCCGGCGTGCGGCCGATGCTGCTGACCGCCTGGCGATCCATACCGACAACGCCATGGCGGCGTACAACGAAACCCTCACGGCGCCGAACGGCGTGCTCAGCACTGCGACGAAGATCGGTATCGAGACCAAGCGCGCGAACGTGAAGCGCTGCATCGCCGTCGCGAAGGAAATCAGCAGGACCGTCTACGGCAGCGA